ATATCTACCAGAAGAACATTGGCGATGTGAAGCTGGCAGTCCGCAAGGAGCGGGTGAAGGAGTTGGATAAGCTCGACCACCGTATCCCTGAGCGGCGTATTCAGCTGAAGGTCAAGGTCTTGGATGCCATAGCGCGAGAAGTGGGTGATGTGCGCGATACCCATATCCACAAGCACATGGTGGAGCAGTTTGGCGTTAATGCCCCTCCTGCTGCGGATAATTACGAGGAATGGGTTAAGCAGAATCAGCAGATGGAAGAGATGCAGCTGCTGCAGGAAGCGGTGCCTGTAGAGGGGGAAGTGATTCAAGAGGAAGTGGGGAACGAGGACCCTTCGGATGAAGCCTGAGCGTCCCGTAGCAGACCCCAATATAGCGTTTGAAGCGGATGCGGTGGAGATGCCTAAACCGCAGCCAGGACCGCAGGAAAAGGCGATGCGTGCCAAGTTCGTCAACCAGTTGTTCTTTGGTGGCGCGAGGGGAGGAGGAAAGAGCTTTCTGCTGCTGCTAGACTTCGCACAGGATATTGCGACCTATGGCAAGAACTGGCGCGGCATCATCTTCCGCAGGACCTACCCTGAGCTAGATGAGATCCTCGCGGAGTCGCGCAGGATCTTCTACCAGGCCTTTCCTGGGGCTGAGTACAAGGTGGGTCAACGCAAGTGGTTCTTTCCCAATGGGGCTGAGCTTTCCCTGCGGCATCTGGAAAACGAAGCGGCTGCGGATTCGTATCAGGGCCACCAGTACACTTGGATTGGCTTCGATGAGTTGCAGCAGTGGGATAACCTCGCCGCCTACCACAAGCTCAAGGCTACGTTGCGCTCCGGTGCCCAGAATATCCCTGTAAAACGCATCCGCGCCACGGGCAACCCTGGCGGGGTGGGGCACCAGGCTATTAAGAGCTACTTCATCGATATCGTGCCCGAAGGAACGCTTTATACCGATCCTGAAGACCAGAGCAGTCGAATGTACATCCGCTCCCTGGTCACGGACAACAAGATCCTGCTCCTGCGCGACCCTGAGTATATCAACCGTTTGAAAGGGGTAGGCGATGAGTTGTTGGTCAAGGCATGGCTGGAAGGGGATTGGGATTCGTTCGTAGGGCAGTACTTCAGCCTTTGGAATGAGAAGAACATCGCCGTACCCAGCTTTAAGATACCCGATCACTGGCCCTTATTCGGGGGGCTAGACTATGGGGAAGCGGCTCACACCTCTTTTGGCTTGTATACCTGCGATTTCGATGGCAATGTCTACCGCATGACCGAATACTACCGCGACAACGCTACCGCTAGCACCCATGCGTATGAGATCGATAAGATGATTGAGAGTTGTCCCTTTACCAACGGACGTAGACCCAGCGCCATCTATGCCGATCCTTCGATGTTTGTAAAGCGTCGACTGAGCGAGGTCATCAACCACTCGCCAGCCGATGTCTTTGCCGATCATGGTCTCTTTTTGACTCGTGCCAACAACGACAGGGTCACGGGGTGGCGTGTCATCAACGATGCCCTGGCGAATAAGCGCTTCTACGCGTTCCTGGGGTGGAACGACACCCTCTTTCGCATCATGCCCTCCCTGCCCAGAGATAAGAAGAACCCCGAAGACCTCGACACCCACTCGCCCGATGATCACTGTGCAGATGAGCTTCGCTATGCGATGATGCACCTCTACAAGCCTGCGACCCCCAGCCTGCGGGTGGATACCAACCCCTTCCTGGGCGAGAACGTGATTGACGCTACCATCCACGATTATACGATGCACTATGGGAGATACGCTTCTTGAAAGGCGAAGAAGTACAATACTGGCGCAAGTCGATAGACAACGCGCAGAAGTTCATGCTCCCCAAGCACAAGGAGTGGCGCAAGCTGCTGGCGATGTACCGCCAAGAGTTTGATGTCCCTGGGTTGGATAAGGACCAGGTGGTGCGCATCTCTCGCTTCTATCCCCTTACTCGACAGATCATCTCTAGCATCGCCTATAATTATCCACACGTTTTCTTGCGTGTGGAAAACCCCAACCGCGAGTTTCAGGCTGAGATACTGGAGCGGGTGGCGAATGCGGCATTGGAAACGATGCAGGTTAAGGTGGAGATGCAGCAAGCCATCTTCGATGCCCTCTACTGCTCCCTGGGCTGGCTTAAGTTCGACTACAACCCCCCAGGGGATGACGCGCTAGCGCCCTATGTGGTCAACGATGCCCTGCAGGACGATATGGTCGCGGTGCGCAGGGTGCCGCCCTTCAATGTCTTTGTCGATCCCCTCTGCCCTCCTCACAAACTGTCCCATGCCCGTTTCATCATCGAAAAGATGCTGGTGCCGCTGGAGTTTGTGCGCAAAGATGAACGCTTTGTCAATCGCAGGCAGGTGACCGCTATTAATGCCGCTGCGTCCAGTGATGAAACGCTTTACGACCTGGAAGAGCAGGAGTATTCCTCGCAAGATGAGGAGAATGCGATACAAACCGCTAAGGACCTGGGCGATTATGCCCTGCTCTACGAGATTCACGATAGAGTGCATCGCAAGCGCATCGTCTTTGCTGAAGGGGTGGAGCAACCCATAGAGGATATAGACCATCCCTTCTTAGAGCAGGAACCCGTGCTGGCCCCCGATCCCTTTACGGGTGAGATGATGATGACGGGGGAGTTCAACGCCACAGGCTCTTACCTGGTGCAAGGGGGTTTCCCCTACCATGCCCTCAAGTTCGACCTGTCGGAAGAGTCCTTATATGGACTCCCCATGATGGCGTATGTCGAAGATGAGCAGAGGGTCATCGTAGAGTCGGTATCGCGGCGGGTGGACCTCCTCAAGCGCTACCCTCGCATCATCCTGGGGCAACGGGCAGAGCGTGAAGAGAATGCCAACATAGCCGACCAACTTACCAAGGCACGTGATGGGCAGGTTATCTGGGTATCCGATGTCAACAGTGGATTCCGCGAGATGCAGATGGGCACGCCCCCACCCGATCAGCTGGGCATAGAAGCGGATATGCGCAACTACGAAGAGCAGGTTCTGAACGTATCGCAGATGGCGATGGGGGGAGGTCCTCGCCGCACCGCCACCGAGGCCAGCCTTATCGCTTCCTTTGGCACCCAGAACAGGGAGTGGCTTTCAGCCGAGGTGGGCAAAGCCTACGATGCGGTAGTCTACAACACCTTCCGCATTATGGCGGACTCCAGATATACCCCCGAAGCATTTGTCATCAACGTATCCGAAGGGGAGGACGACCCCATCTACGAAGCTGTTTCTTCGGACCTCTTCAAGGTGCGCTTCAAGGTCGAAGTAGAAACGCAGAGTATGCGCCCCCTCTTTGAGCAACTAGAGCGGGAGGATACCCTGGCCTTAGCCAACTACCTCTTCCAGATGCCCGAAGTGAATCGCAGCGAGGTCCTCAAACTGGTGCTGCGTGCCTTCCGCGTGAGTGACCAGGACAAGTTCATTAAGACCTCTGTGGATGCGGAAGCGGTGCGTGCCGCTCAGCTGGAGAACCAGTTTCTTGCCGCACGCCAGCAGGACCCAGGGGTGCTGCCCACGCAGGATCACCAGGTCCACCTGCAGCAGCACGCCAAAGCAGGGGAGGACCCAGCGGTCACCCAGTACCTGCAGCAGCAGATGCAAATCAACCCCCAAGCGATACAGCAGTTTCAGCAACTCCTGCAACGGCATACGCAGCAACATCAGCAGTTTTTGCAGGGGCAGGCGCAGGGACAGCCTATGCGGGAGAGTGAGAAGACCATCCCCAGCACGCAGGATGGCAACAACGTCCAGGCGCAGGCTCAAGCGCTGCAGAGTGTGGTGCGCTCCAATGCCCAGCGCGTGGGGCAGACCGTTAACATCAACACGGAGCAGAACTGATGCCCAAGGTTGGTAGTAAGCACTACAGTTACAGCCCGAAGGGACGGGCGCAGGCTCGACAAGAGGCACGCCGCACAGGCCGCAAGGTGCAGACGGGTTATACCTATGGCAACCCAGGCAAAGCAGGTAAGACCCCTGGCATCCAGGGGCAGACCTGTCGATAGCAAAAAGGGCGCGACCTGTACCGCTTGCAATGAGTCGCAGACCTGGTGGTGGACAGGCAGACAGTATATCTGCGACCTGTGCCACGCCGAGGAGGATGGCAAGCACGATCCACTGATCGTTGCCGCTGCGAAGAAGCTCAAAGGCTATTGGGTCAGGCGCGAGGCAAGGCTGAGTAAGCGGGGTAAGAAGAAGAAGGAACTGGAAGAACCTGAGTTTTTCTAATGTCAAACCAGACAGAGGTCAATCTGGGAGAGTTGGGAGACAGGGTCGAGTATGTTGTCTTTGATCCGAATGACCTGAAGTCAGCTACGAAGAACATTGGCACTTATTCTGAGGGTGGGACGCTGTTCCGTGCAATAGCCCCCGTGGCAGCAGGCGCTAATGAACCAGGTGTTGTGGAGCCTATGGAGGAGGGTATTGAATAATCAGTACGGAGTGCCCATTAGGAAAATAGAGGATGGTCCTGTACCCAAGCCTACGCAAACCATACGAACACGCGACAAGGACGTTGATGCTGCCGCGCAGAAAATGGATCGTAGAGGGTATCATGTTCGCAGGCAGAAACGTGTAAGGTAATGGAACACATCCTCAGTGGCATACCGAAAGGTGAATAATGCCAGCCTACGATTGGTATTGCAAAAGCTGCGACCATGAAGAAAAGGATGTCTGGTACCACCGTGCCTCGCAAGTGCCCAAGCAGCGCAAGTGTGAGGGGTGCCTGGGCACGATGGCGCAGGACTTTCGCAATAAAGGGCGAAATCAGATCCACCTGACCCACAGCAGTCTCTATGGCAAGTACCAACCTGCGGTGGATGAGTATATCAACAGTTATTCGGATAAACAACGCATAATGAAGAAGTACAATATACAGGAGGCCAACGACCCCGTTGGAGGATCACGTTGCCACCGTATAGAACCCCCAGAGACTCCCAAACCACAGAGCGATTGGGTACGTAATCCCAGCAACGCACAGGAGTGAGGTGAGTGCCATGAGTGAAATGACCGAAGTAGTCGAATCCGCTGAAGTTGAAGAGACTGTAGCGGCTGCTCCCACCGAAGGGTCTGATGATTTTGCATCTGACCTGGGAGGGGATACCAGCAGTGAAAGCTCTGTAAGCTCCAGTGGGCACTCTTCTGCATTCGATCCGAAGGGTGTGTCCGATTGGGCACGCCAGGACAAATCGCAGGTGCCTTCTGAGTACCATGCGGTTATCGATACGGCAAAATCGCAGCAAGCCGATTACACCCGTAAGACGCAGGACCTGGCCGATCAACGCAGGCAGGTTGAGACACAGCAGCAGACGCAACAGCAGCAGGTGTATCAAGCGTTGCAGAACCAGGTCAATAACAACCAGCAACCCCAGGAGGACCCCTATGCGGATTTACGTGCGCGGCTGGGTCCCGATGAATCTTCTGCCATCGATGTAGTCAGGCAGATCATCAAAACGGAGATGGGAACGGGCAGCGACGATCTCAAAACCGAAGTGGGGCAACTCAAGCAGGGTTTAACCCTGTTGGCTCAGCAGCAGCAATCTGGGCGAGTGAAGGAAGCAGCTGGACAACTGCAGGATGCACGGGACAAGTACGGTGAAGCTCTGGACCCCTACGCTCCGCAGATCAAAGCCTTGATCAGTGTGCCGAACCCCGATACGGGTACGAATTACACCGTGTCTGAAGCGTATGAAGTGGTTAGCGGTGTGAAAGCGGATCAGGCCGCAGCACTGCGGCAAACGGACCAGAGTACCAGGCGTACCAGTAAGCGGCAGGCTAGCGGTGGAGCGCAGGTGACCGTAAGTGATGAAGGGGCACCGCTCAGTGATGGAGAACTTATCTCTGAGCTTAAAAACCTGGGCTTTGAATAGGTAATAACTACCGATAAATAAAGCCGTAACTTATTGCAGGACAGGTAATTACAATGGCAGCTATCACAACCACTGAAACCTGGGACGCGGCATGGACAACCACCATGCGCAGTAAGCGTAAGAGGTTGACGGATAATATCAGTAATTCGTACCCCACCATTGCGGCTTTTCGCAAAGGCGGGTTGATGGAAGTGTCCAAAGGGGGCAAGCAGATTCAGGAAGATTTGATGTATTCACTCACCGATTCGACCTGGTTTGACGGCTACGACACGCTTGACACTGACTCGACTGACGGCATAACGGCAGCGTTTGAATACTTCCGTTATAACGCGACTCCTATCGTCATTTCGATGACCGAAGAGATCGAAAATAAGGCCAGTGACAAAGCGATCAAGCTGTTGACTGCTAAGACCGAGCAGGCCATGACAGGTGCTATGTCTACGCTCAATGCTGCCCTCTTGG